GTTTGTAGAGTTTCCTGCTACTGAATTTATGTTAGCTGAATTGTTTGCTACTGAAGTTACATTGGAAGAAATCCCTGCAACTGTAGTCACATTACCAGAGATACCTGCAACTGTGTTTACGTTAGAAATATCTGTGGCTACTGTCCCAATGTCTGTAGCATCATTAGCAACTGAAGTTACATTAGATGATATTCCTGCTACTGTAGATACATCAGATGAAACTCCTGCTACTGTTGTAATATTAGCGTTGTTTCCTGCAACTGTTGTTACGTTGCTAGATATTCCTGCCACTGTATTTACGTTGGCTATATTTGTACCAACTGTATCTACGTTAGATATAGAACTTGCAACTGTATCAATCTCACTTGTAGCTTCATTAAGGTCATCAGCTACGGTCTCAACTTCTGATACGGCTTCAGCTAAATCGTTAGCTACTGCAATAACTTTTGTAATATCTGTAGCAACAGTATTTACTGAGCCTATGTTGGTAGCAACAGTATTAATATTTGTTTCGTTAGAATTTACTGAATTAATATTTGCTTCATTAGCATTAACGGCATTAATATTAGCTATGTTTGCGTTTACTGTAGTTAAAGCTGTTTTGTTTGCAGGGGATAACCAAGTGTTTTCTAAATAGTTTTTAGTAGCAGCATCTTGAGCTGCTGTAGGGTCTGCAACATTTTTTAATCTTTTATTTTGAGTGTCCCATTGAAAGTCAGCATTATCTAGTGATATTACATCATTTGCATTATCAATAGCTTCTTGCGACATAAAAAACGCTTGGTCACTATCTGTATCTAGGTCATTTTCAGTTAATACTGAACCTGATACGTAGTCTACTAATTTTGTATTTTGACTTGTTGTTCTTCTTATTTCAATAGCAGAGCCATTAGCCGGTGCTGTAGTAAATGTAAGATTAGTACCTGCGGCATCTAAAGTGTATGCTGTAACGTTTACACCTGCTACAGTAGCTGATAAATCAGCTGTATCTCTATAACTAAAAGGAATAGCGTATGTAGTAGTTGTACCGTTTCCGGTGTATCTTACGAATGAATTTGCCATAGTTTGTGTTTATCTCTTCTAAAAGGGGTACTTTATCTATTCACCCATTAATTCCATAAATTCAATAGTTTCTGCGCTACGTTTAAGCGCACTAGCTGTAGTAATTTTACCATTAATATCAATTAAAGCGTGACTTTTTACCCACTCTCTAGCTTCTCTTTCAAATTCTCTTATTCGTTGAAGAAGGTAATCATCACCAATATATTTACCGCCTAATAATTTATTAGAAGCATATCTTTTATTAAACTCAGAATTAGGATTTTCTAACTCATATTGATATGTTTCATTTAAAGTTCTTCCTGCGATTTTAATTTGACCTTTAACTTGACGCATTGCTTCATACATAGTAATACCTTCTGGAAATTTAATTGTTTCTCCAGTGACCGGATGTTTGTATTGAATAGCTGTAGTTGTTTTCATATTCAAAGGTTTTTTAGTTCCAAGTTGAATAGTAAACTGAGGTCTTTCCCATTTAATATTAGAAGTTTCTAATTTTTCTCTAGCTTCCTGTGATAATACAATTTTATTTCCGTTACTATCTACCATATTATCACTCCAGTGTGAAGTAACAGGAAACATATCTTGTGCTTGACCCAATAATAATCCTCTAGGTTTTGCATATTCATTTCCTAAAGGGTCAGATTTTGGTGATAATGCATCTCCATAATTTAGCGCATCTAATTTACCACCTAAGTATTTTTCGTTTATAATTTTAGATAAACCATAAGGTGTTGATTGTTTTAAATGGTCTAAAGCTGTTACAAGTTCTGCTTCTCCGTCTGCAAATACTTTATTTGTCCATCTCCATGACGTAGCTAATGGAACATTTTTAGAAGTAAATCTTCCAAAATATCTTTCTAATTTAGAAATGTTAGCAGCTCCTTCTTCATTAGTAGCTTCTGTTTCAGAAAATATTTCAGTTAATTTAAAGAAATCTTGTGTCATTAAATTACTAGCAAAAATATTAGACCACAAAGACATTGATGCACCACCAATATGGCGCATAAAATCTAAATATCTTTCTTGTTCTGCACTGTGTAATGGGTCATTAAATATATCACTTGCTTCTTCTAAGGCATCTTGTATTGATGCTGTAACCATAAATGGAATTGATAAAGGAAAGAAACGAGAAAGCTGTGTATATTGTGTAACACCATTTTCATCTTGCCATTTATAAGCAAATCTATGTTTTCTATCTTTTTCTCTATATCCTGTTAAACTACCTTGTAGTGTAAGGTAAGTTGCTAAACCATATACAGCTGCACCAACACCTTGAATGGATTGTGCTTTGTTTCTAACAATAGGGTCAGAAGCATTTCTCATAGCATTAAATTCTACATTTAACCTGTTTAATGCAGGTGTTGCTTGCCAACCATATTTAAATAAATTAACAGGAGTTTTTACAAAGTGTAAACTTGTAAGTACTCTAAGTAATGGAGCTTTATTAACTGTCTTTAATAACCAATCACCAATATTAGCACCACTTTGTTTTTGGTCTGGAAAGAATTGGTTTGCATCTAACATTTCATTTTTAAGATTTTGTGTAAATGAACCACTTCTTGCAATATACGTAGGGTCGTTTGCAACTGATTTAGTTAAGTCATCTAATGTAGATGCCTCTAGTTTGTTAAATGTTTTTGTTTCTTTAAAATTACCAAATTCATCTTCATATTGATAATATAACTCAGACCATTTCTTTTCAAATGGTGTTTGCTCTACTTTAGTTTTTTCTAACTCAGCTAATTTTTTATTTAATTTTTCTATTTTTTTAATATTAGGTTTATCTTGTGCTGTTTCAAATCTAAGGTTTTCTTTAGTGTTTCTTATATTATCTTGTAAATCAACAATACTTGACTTATTAAATAGTTTTCTTTCTTTCCATAATTCAGGATAAAAAGCTCTCATTCTTTGATTAACATTAGCAACTCTTCCTGCTCTGTTAAAAATGTTTTTCATTAAAGTATCACCGGCACCTAGTAATCTTAAAGTAAGAAAAGATAATTTACCAAGCGGTGTAGCTGCTTTACCTGCAATTTGTTTTAAGACACTGTCAGAAGCTTTTAATTGTTCAAAGTATGTTTCCATGTTTCTTTGTTGTCTACCATCAAATCTATGTTCTAAACTATCACCAATACTTCTATTAGCTTTCCATGATAACTTAGCTTTTTTAAATGCTATTTGAAAAAATCTTGTTTGTGCAATTAATAAATCACCTGCCATTTTAATTTGATTTATACCTTGTCTTCTATTACCTTTTCCAAAACTAATTAAACCACCTGCAAACTGTTCTACAATTTGTGTTTGAAATTTAACTGCGGCAGACAATAAGTTAATTTCATGTGTAGTAGGGTCACCTAGTAAGTTTGCTGTTGTGTATTCATTGTAAGCTTCAAAGAAAGTAACATCTTTTTGTTTTAATTTTCTATTAATGTTTTTAATTACTTTATTCATTTTGTAATCATTTTTACTTATGTCAGCTAAATCATTAACAGCTTTTATTTTTTGTGCAGGTTTTAATTTTTTAATTTTAGCAATTAATAATGGTAATTCTTCTTTTAATGCTATATCTGTTTCTATTCTTAACTTGTCAGCTTCTGTCATTTCTACCATTAATTTTTGTTGATTTAATGCGTCAGAAACACCTTGTACTGTTTCTACATGGTTTTTAATTAATACAGATTTTTCATCTAAAGCTTCTATTAATTTATTTGTAACTGCAATTTTTTCATCCATGTCAACAGCATTGTCTGCTAATGTTCTAATTTCAGAAACTTCTTTACTTTTGTTTACTATGTTAACACGACCTGCATAAATAGTAGGTGCTAAGTCTGGTGATATTTTAGCAATTGTTTTTAATTCTTCATCTAGTTTTTCTGCATTTTCTTTACCTAATAATTTAGCAGCTTTTAATTGTATTTGTCTAAATAAACCAACTCTTTCTGTTGTTCTAACATTACCTTCTTTTACTAATTTATTTACTGAGTTTTTAATTTCTTGAATAATAACATTGTGTTCATCATCTGGTTTAATTTTAGATAAATTAATAATAGGTGTTCGTCTTTTAATTTCATTA